CGAGGAGTGGTTTCAATAGCAGCGATGTAGAACTTACGGACACTTCAGAATCATTTGGTCTTCCTGCTACTGCTGATCTTATGTTTGCTCTCATAAGCACTGAAGAACTAGAAAAACTTGGTCAGATAATGGTTAAACAATTGAAAAACAGATATTCTGATCCGACACGTAACAAACGTTTTATGATAGGTGTAGATAGGTCTAGAATGAAATTGTTTGACATTGAAGGTAACCCGCAAGAGGGTTTGCAAGATTCAGGTAGTGATATACCAGTATTTGATAAATCTTCTTTTAAAAGCAGTTATGAAGATATTAAATTTTAGAAAAACAAAAATGCTATAAATAGTACGTTCCACCTAACAATAAAAAAATAGGAATAGTATTATGATAGATGATCCAAAGTATCACCCAGCAGATGTAAACGGCGACGGTGCGGTAGACAATCAAGAAAAAGAAATGTTTATTGAGTTTAAGCGCAAGCGTTTGGAAGATGAAGACGCAATGCGTGACGCTCAAAGAAAAATGGCATGGTTCGCACTTTACGGTATGTTACTGTACCCAGCGTGTGTTCTATTTGCTACATTCTTTGGAATGGAACAGGGTGCTAATGTACTAGGCGACATGGCACCCACTTACTTCGTTTCAGTAGCTGCCATTGTTGCTGCATTCTACGGCAAATCTGCCTATGAGAGTAAAAACTAAAGTATAACCTCTTGATTTTGTTAATCTTTTTTGTTTAGCCAGTGCAATTATGCAAGTAAGTGTACTCTGACACACAAAAGAGTGTAGATTTCAAGATAGGTTCGTAAGTGCTTGATTCTTCGTTAAAAAACTGTATATGAATCAAGCACTTATTTTATTCCGTTAATCTATAAGTCATTGATTTATATAGTAAAAGAAATTTCAAATAATGCTTGACTTTTTACATTTATTGTGCTATGATATACACATAAACACTGAAAAGAGAACATTATGTATACCGTGACTTACAACTACTACAACTATGCTAGCCAGAGCAAGTCCTTTGAAACCTACATGGCTGCTAAGGGTTTTTTCAACCGTATCAATCGTGACCGCCGTGTTCGCCGTGTTGAGTTGATCGCTCCAGAAAAGAAAATTGAAGATATTTCAGATAATGCTTGACTTTCTCGAAAACCTCGTGTATAATACTTGTATAAACTGAAAAAACAAGAGGAAAACAATGACTGACACTATTACCACCTGCGAGTTCTCCAACGTTTCAACGTATGTTGACGGCATCAATGCCGGTCGCTGCGTTACTGTAGAGGACGCCGCTGTTGAATACGCAGACAGTCTGTACAGTTACATCTCAGACGCTTCTAAGGAAGCTAATGGCTGTCGCTATCGTTTTGATCACACTGGCATGACCTTTGCCCAGCTTGAGGCTGAATGTGATTACTGGAGCGCACAAGCTCAGATCGCTATTGACGAAGAAAGAGCTATGGCAGACAAAGCAGTAGAAGAGTTCAAAGCTCTTGTACAGCAGACGATAGAGCTGGGTGCAGGTGATGAAGTTACTGCACTGCGCTGGTTGACTCAGGATCAAGAGTTTTATAGTGGTCAATGTGTTGAACATTGGGTATACAATCAGGGCGTACTGTTTACCCCTTACGGTAAGGCATTAGTCAACCAACTGCTTGATGTTGTTCAGTTCAAAGTGGATATGGCAGCATAAAAGTTTAAAAAGATTTAAGAAAAGGCTTGACATTTGTTTATATAGGTGTTAGAATAGTATTAATGAATAGTAAATAGTAATAAATTTACTGTTGTTAAAGAATTGGTACAAGCTGTACTAATAACGACCAATCGTGGTCATTTTGTTTATAATTTATATCATGGAGATATATATGTCTAGATCCACAACTGCTACTGCTACAACTGCTACAACTACTGCTACCACAACTGCGACTCCTCGGGTTTCTCAAAATACTAAACTTTTGAACTTCCTGCGATCTGGTGCTTCAATTTCAGTAGGTCAGGCGCGTGGTTTGTTTGGTGTAACATCACTTGGTAAGCGCATTAGTGAACTCCGTTCCGATGGTTATCCAATTTACACAAATGTTGCTAAAAACGGTGCTACTGTTTATCGCCTGGGTACTCCAAGCCGAGCAATGGTTGCAGCAGCGTATCAAGTTGCTGGTTCTTCTGTTTTTGAATAAGAACTAGTTTAGATATAAGTCCTGGGACATGACTATAATCTGTCCCTTTTTTTATTGTTAAAATTTTAAATTACAGGAAAAATATATAATGGATATTGATAGTGAAATTAGACGTAAAATTTCAAAAATAATCATTGCAAGTAGAAGAACATTAGATCCCAGTTTTAGACAATATTGGAAAAACACTGCTACAAAACTAGCAACTAAACATCAGATCAATCTTTCTGAAATTGAAAATTCTTCTGAGTTTAATATTGAAATTAAAGCTACTCGTTATTATTAAAACCCATATTTTAATCACCTTGTATTCAAGAATGTTATAAATACAAGCATGATTACATTTAAAAAATACCTCACTGAGGCAACCAACGAAGACCAATTAACTCACTTAGAACATGTGGAAGATCATTCTATACACAGTGGTTCTAAGGGGTTTGCCCATGCTTTTCATACACTAAACGGTGTACATGAAAGTTTAATAGGCAAAGCAGGCGGCACTAAGGTTACCATGAAATATGATGGTAGCCCTTCAGTTGTTTTCGGTCATCATCCAGAAACAGGTAAATTTTTCGTAGGCACTAAGGGTACTTTTAATAAGACTCCTAAAATAGCACACACTCCTGAAGAAATAGAAAAGAATTACGGTCATTCTGAGGGATTGAAAAAGAAAATGCACGCCGCTTTAGAACACTTGCCTAAGATAGTCCCAGACAAAGGCGTTTATCAAGCAGACATTATGCACACTCCTGATGATCTTCAACATGAAGGTCATCGAATTTCACACAAAGCAAATCTTATCACCTATCATCATAAATCAAACTCTGATGAGGCTAAAAAAGCAGTGAACTCAAAGATTGGTGTTGCTGTACATACTTCATATGAAGGAAAAACTCTTCAAGATATGAAAGTAAAACAAGCGCATGTTCCTGAAATGAAAGACCACGCAAGTGTACATCAATTTCCTATGTTTCATGAAATGGAACATGTATCATATACGCAAGCACAACAAAAACAATATAAAGAACATATGCAAAATGCTATGGATGCTTACAAAAAAGCACCTAAAGAAGCATTTGAACACACTGAATCACATGAGAATCAGCATGGAAGTAGTGGTGCTGCAATCTCTGCTTATATAAATAAGACTGTTCGGGATGGTAGTAAACCTAGTCATGGAGGTTTTGTAGATCACCTTAAAGAAGTTTATGCTAAAAAAGCAGCAAGTGTAAAAACTGACGCTGCACAAGCAAAACATTCTGAAGCAGGCGTTAAACACATAAAGAGCATAAACGCAAGTCATATAACACATGTGTTTAATATACATCAGCATTTGCAAAAAGCTAAAAACGTATTAACTGACGCATTTAACTCGCATCATATTCATGGGCACGAATTTGACGGGCAAGCAATAAACCCAGAAGGATATGTTGTCCATCACAATGGCAGACCTTCAAAATTTGTATTGAGACATGAATTTAGCAAAATGAATTTTGCTGCCAGCGAAATGAGGAAACAAGGTGATGGCAAATAAACATATTGTATTTACTTTTGGTAGAATGAATCCTCCTACCACGGGGCATAGTAAACTAATCAATACTGTACATCAATATGCTCAAGAAAATGGGCATGATCATCAGGTTATTGTTAGTCATTCACAAGACAAACATAAAAATCCTTTGTCGTCAGAACACAAACTCCATTATTTAAATCACATTCATCCCAATGTACACTTTGAAGCATCTTCAAAAGAACATCCTCACTTTCTTGCACAGTTGAAAAAATTTCATCAACAAGGATACAAACATGCTACAATGTTTGTGGGTTCTGATCGCGTAGAGGAAATGAAATCTCTTGCTCAAAAGTATAACGGACCTAATGGTGAATACAATTTTGATAGTTTACACATTAAGTCGGCGGGTAAAAGAGATCCTGATGCTGAAGGTGTAGAAGGAATGAGTGGAACTAAAATGAGAACTCATGCCGGTAATAATGACTTTGATAAATTCAGAGAAGGTTTGCACGAAAAAGCATCAGATCAACATGCTAAAAAATTGTTTGACGCAGTAAGAAATGGAATGGGATTAAAAGAACAACAACAAAGATTATCATTCGGAGCATTTTTAAATGAACAGAGAAGCAGTTTTCAAACAACTAAAAATAGATGAGGGCGTTAAGTATGAAATCTACAACGATCACCTCGGATTACCAACCTTTGGCGTCGGTCATCTTGTCACAAAAAACGACCCGGAATTCGGAAAACCTCTTGGAACTCCAATCTCTGAGGAAAGAGTCAGAACGTGTTTCGATAGAGATCTTGATACTGCCATCTCCGAATGTGATAGGTTATACGAAGACGGGGTCTTTAGAAGTTTACCAGGAGATGTCCAAGAAATCTTGGTTAATATGATGTTTAACATGGGCAGACCTCGCTTGTCAGGATTTAAAAAGTTTCTTGCTGCTGTTAAAGCAAAAAACTTTAAAGAAGCAGCAAAAGAAGGAAGAGATAGCCGTTGGTACGATCAAGTAAAAAATCGTGCTGAAAGATTAATGTCTTCTATGGAAAAAATAGAGAATTAACATGAATGATAAAACAGAATTTTATCAACACGCATTAATTTCTAGACTCGCATATAAAGATTTAACCCCAGATGTTCTCAAAGAATGGGAAGGTCTGGGATTTACTTATGTAAAATTTTTTAGTATAGAAGGCGCTCAAGCATATGTCTTAGGCAATGAAGAGAGAATTACTATTGCTTTTAGAGGTACTGAACCTAAAGAAAAAAGTGATATAATTGCCGATTTGAAAGCAAATCATAATAAAGGCTTTCATCGTGGATTTTATCAAGAATATAAAAAAATAAGAGTTGCTATAGATATTGAACTTCTTACACAAATATCAGAAAAAATACGACCCATTTATGTAACAGGACACAGTTTAGGTGCAGCAATTGCTTCTATATTCTGTTTTCATCATTCAGAAGTAGCTGCACTCTATACGTATGGGTGTCCTCGTAATGCATCTTGGTCTAAATCTAAGGAATTGAAAGTTCCACATTATCGCTGTGTAAACAATAACGATATGGTTCCTAAAGTTCCGCCATCAATAATGGGTTTCAGTCACCACGGTGAATTACATTATATTAACTATTATGGCAATATTCGTGAACTAACTACATGGCAAAGAACAAAAGACTCTTGGCGTGGTCGTAAACGTGCTTGGCAAAAAGGACAAAAGTTTGATGGAATATATGATCACATGATGGATGAGTATTGTTCTTGTTTAGAGGATAAAGAATGAAAACTTTTTTAGAGTTTTTAGAAGAAGAACAGGGTATGGAAGGCATGACCCAAAAAGGCGGGCATAAACGCCCTACTGACCAAGGTGCCGGGTTGACTCAAAAAGGAGTTGATAAATACCGTAGACAGAATCCTGGCAGCAAATTGCAAACTGCTGTAACTACGCCTCCGAGTAAACTTGACCCTGATAGTAAAGCAGCTAAAAGACGTAAATCTTTTTGTGCTAGATCTAGAAGTTGGACCGGTGAACGAGGTAAAGCAGCTCGTAGACGGTGGAACTGCTAATGTTTTTGAAGATTTCAATTGGTCTAGTTTTAGTTATAATCATAATGGCATTTGCCGGACGTTGGTATTATAACAGTACACAAGAAACTTTGGCGCAATTAAATCAAAATATTGCTACACTGAGAGCTAATCAGGAACAATTAGAACAAGCAATTGCCACTAGTAATGAAACAATTGCTAGACAACAAGCAGACGCAGTACAATTTGCTGCTGCCAATGATCAACTTAGAGCATCTTTTAATGAAGCTGAAAGATATCAAGATGAATTGGCTAGAAAATTAGCAAGTCACGATTTAACTAGATTGACATTGCAAAGACCTGGTTTGATTGAACCGAGAGTAAATAACGCAACATTGAGACTTTTTGATGAATTGGAAACTATTACTGGCAAGCCCGCTTCTACTATTGCTGACTAGTTGCATGGGTTTTAGTTTGTTTGGAAAAAAGGCGCCAGTTGTCCCTGAGCCTATTGTTGTTACTAAAACAGAATATTTGTATAGAAATATTCCTATACAACCAAGACCCAAACATGTTACATTAAATGACATAGATTTTTATGCAGTAACAGAAGAAAACTTAGAAGAATTTTTAAAAAGATTTGGTGAAGAGAACGGTGCGGT